ATTCAGATGACTTGGGTGAAGGGTCAACCAATCTCTATCACACTTCAGAAAGAGTTCAAGATGTAGTCGGTGGTCAATTAGCAACCAACGGTTCACACACTGGTCTTACAGCAACTTACGATGATGCTGGTGACGGTGCAGTTGACCTTGCAGTATCTTCAGAGTATATTGCAGATACAGTTGGTGCAATGGTATCATCAAACACAGAAAGTGGTATTACAGTTGCTTACCAAGATGCAGATAACACTTTAGACTTTACAATTGGAACACTTAACCAAGATACAACAGGATTAGCAGGAACTGCTACTGCACTTGCAAGTGCAAGAACTATCTCGGGTGTTTCCTTTGACGGTACAGCAAACATCACACTAAACACTGGTGGAATCACAGAGAGTGGTAACCTTTACTATACAAACGAAAGAGTAGATGACAGAGTTGGTGCATTAATTGTTGGTGGTACAAACATCACTGCAACATATGATGATGCAGCTGGAACACTTACAATTGACGGAAACGCAGCGGACATCACAGGTGTTACAGCAGGTGACGGTCTAAGTGGTGGTGGTTCAAGTGGTGCAGTTACTTTAAACCTAGACGCATCAGTCGCTGGTGACGGTCTTGCACATTCAAGTGGTGTTCTTTCCGTAACAGTAGATGGCAGTTCAATCGAAACAAGTTCAGACACACTTCAAGTAAAAGCATTAGGTATTACTAATGCCATGTTAGCAGGTTCTATTGCAAACGCAAAATTATCAAACAGCACAATAACAGTTGATGGTCAATCAGTTGCATTGGGTGGTTCGGTCACAACAACTAACACTCAACTATCTACAGAAGCTGTAGAAGACATCGTAAATGGATTAGTAGTTGGTGGTACAAACATCACTTCTACATATGATGATGGAGCTGGAACACTTACACTTGCTGGTTTATCAGATGCAAGTATCAGAGGTTTATTATCTGCTGGTGGAGATTTATCATACAACAGTGGAACTGGTGCAATCTCATTTACAGAAAGAACAGATGCAGAAGTAAGAGGTCTAGTATCAGTAACAGACAGTGGTGGAGATGGTTCACTTTCATATAATAGTTCAACTGGTGCAATAACTTACACAGGGCCAAGTGCATCTGAGACAAGAGCTCATTTAAGTGCTGGAACTGGTGTATCATATAGTGGTGGTGCATTCAGTATTGGTCAGCCAGTTGCAACTTCAAGTAACGTAACGTTTGGAGACTTAACATTAAGTGGTAACCTAACAGTTAATGGTTCTACTTCAACAGTAAGTTCAACTAACACAACCATCGAAGATTCTTTGATTGAGTTGGGAACAGGGACAACTGGGGCTCCAGCTGGAGACGCAGGTATTGTCATTGAAAGAGGTGATGAAAGTAACGTGTTTATGGGTTGGGACGATAGTGCATCAAGTTTTGCATTCGGAACAACTACTGCAACAGGTTCTTCAACTGGTGCATTAACAGTGACACCAGCAGCGGTATCCACAGGTGCATTAACAATAACAAATGCATCTAACAGTGGTGGAACTGCAAGAAATATGTACCAATCAACATCTGCTCCACAGAGTTCAGATGGAGCGGTTGGTGATATGTGGATTCTTTACTCCTAATCTAGGAGTTTAGAATTCTAATAAATAACAGTATTATTAATGGATAATTAAATGGCAACAGGTTCACAAAAGGTCAAAACACCAGCAGGTTGGAATTCAACCCAAGGTGCATGGGTAAAGACTGGTTCTTCCACATGGAAAGCAGTCGACCAAATCTATATTAAAACCCCTACTGGATGGAACAATGCATCAGGGCAGACTGCAACTCAAATTCCATATCCATATATTGCAAATGCACAACAACCAAACATAAGGGATGCACAACAACCGTATCCTTATATTGCAAATGCACAACAACCAAACATAAGAGATGCACAACAACCGTATCCTTATATAGCGAATGGACAAGAACCAAACATAAGGTCAGCACAACAACCGTACCCTTATATAGCAAATGCAAGACAACCTTCTACGTATCAACATAGAAGTCCTTTTACATATGCTAGACAGGGACAAACACCATTTACGTATCAACATAGGTCTCCTTTCACTTATAGAAACCCAGTGAATGGACAAGAACCTAATATACGTAATAGTCAAACACCTTTCACTTATAGAAATCCAGTGAATGGACAAGAGCCTAATATACGTGATGCAAGACAACCTTCTACGTATCAACATAGAAGTCCGTTAACTTATAATCATAGGTCTCCATATACGTACAGTCATAGGTCTCCATTTACATATAGAAGTCCAGTGAATGCTCAAGAACCTAATATTAGAGATGCACGTCAACCTTCTACGTATCAACATAGGTCACCGTTAACATATAGTCACAGGTCTCCATATACGTACAGTCATAGGTCTCCATTTACATATAGAAGTCCAGTGAATGGACAAGAGCCTAATATACGTGATGCAAGACAACCTGCTACGTATCAACATAGGTCACCGTTAACATATAGTCACAGGTCTCCGTTTACTTATCAACATAGGTCTCCGTTCACTTATAGAAGTCCTGTATCTGCACAAGAACCTAATATTAGAGATGCACGTCAACCTTCTACATATCAGCATAGGTCACCTTTAACATATAGTCATAGGTCTCCGTTTACGTATCAACATAGGTCTCCATTTACGTATAGAAGTCCTGTATCTGCTCAAGAGCCAAACATACGTAGTGCAAGGCAACCTTCTACGTACCAACATAGAAGTCCGTTAACTTATAGTCATAGGTCTCCATATACGTACAGTCATAGGTCTCCATTTACGTATAGAAGTCCTGTATCTGCACAGCAACCTACGATTAAGAATGCTCAGCAACCTACGATTAAGAATGCTCAACAACCGTTTACATTCCAAGCACCATTTACTTATCAACAACCAAGTAATGCAAGACAACCGAATAATGCGAGGAACCCATTTACATACAGAGTGCCGTACATTGCTAATGCAAGACAACCGAATAGTGCAAGGAATCCATTTACATACAGAGTACCTTACATTGCTAATGCAAGACAACCTTCAATATCCAATTCAAGGAGTCCGTTCACTTATAGAGTACCGTATATTGCAAATGCTAGACAACCTGTTATCTCACAGTCACCACAACAGTATAACGCTAGATTCCCATTCACCTACTACTTCTCGTATGGAAGTCCGTTTGGTGGGGGTAACTTCTGTGAACCATAAGCCGATGACTATGAAAAGATATAATACTAAATTAACAGGAGTTACAGATGCCAATAGGTAACAGACAACAACCATACACTGCTAACAGACAGCAATCTGTGGCATCGCAAAATCCTTTCACTTATAGTGCAAGATATCCAGCGAATGGACAGCAACCTAACGCTGCAAATGTACAGACACCATTTACGTATAGTGCAAGATATCCCGCGAATGCACAGCAACCGTTTACGTTCCAAGCACCATTTACATATAGTGCAAGATATCCAGCGAATGCTCAGCAACCGTTTACGTTTCAGAATCCGTTTACTTACAGACATCCTATGTCTGCGAGACAACCTAATAATGCAAGGAGTCCATTTACGTACAGTCATAGGTCTCCGTTTACTTATAACCATAGGTCACCATTTACGTACAGGAACCCTGTATCTGCACAAGAACCTAATATACGTTCGGCACAAGAACCTAATATTAGAAGTCAGCAAGAACCTAATATTAGAAGTAATCAAGCACCGTTTACTTATCAATATAGAAGTCCGTTCACTTACAGGAACCCTGTATCTGCACAAGAACCAAACATAAGGTCAGCACAACAACCTAATATTAGAAGTCAACAGGAACCTAATATACGTAATGCTCAGACTCCGTTCACTTATCAGCACAGGTCACCTTTCACTTATAGGAACCCTGTATCTGCACAAGAACCGAACATTAGAGCTGCTCAACAACCTAATATTAGAAGTCAACAGGAACCTAATATTAGAAACAGTCAAACACCGTTTACGTACAGTCATAGGTCTCCATTTACATATAGGAACCCTGTATCTGCTCAAGAACCTAATATACGTTCTGCACAAGAACCTAATATTAGAAGTCAACAGGAACCTAATATACGTAATGCTCAGACTCCGTTTACGTACAGTCATAGGTCTCCATTTACATATAGGAACCCTGTATCTGCTCAAGAACCTAATATTAGAAATGCACAAGAACCTAATATTAGAAGTCAACAGGAGCCTAATATACGTAATGCTCAGACTCCGTTTACTTATCAATATAGAAGTCCGTTCACTTATCAGAATCCTAGTAATGCACGTCAACCTGCTACATATCAGCATAGGTCACCGTTCACTTATCAGAATCCAGTGAATGCTCAAGAACCTAATATTAGAGATGCACAGCAACCGTATCCATACATTGCAGCTGCTCAAGAACCTAATATACGTAATGCACAGACTCCGTTTACTTATCAGAGAACAGGTCAAACACCGTTCACTTATCAGCACAGGTCTCCATTCACGTATGCAAGACAGGGTCGAACACCGTTTACGTATCAACATAGAAGTCCGTTCACATATCAAAGAACTGGTCAGACTCCATTTACGTATCAACATAGAAGTCCATTCACGTATGCAAGACAGGGTCAAACCCCCGAAGCAAGATGGGATGGAGTTGGTTCACAACAGTGGCCTGCAACCCCAATTACATCATAGGAACTTACCCGACAGTGAACAAACCCCTCGAAAGAGGGGTTTTTTTTGCTCACTAAATACATGTATGAAGAAAATTACTACCCTTGAAGAAGCAAAAGAACATATAATACCCCAAGACTTTAAGTCCATGTCAATGAAGGACAGACAGAGTATTGGTAATTTCCATTTAGGTGCGTTTAATATAGAACCAGGCTTTGATAAAACCACAGAAATATATAAAATTCTTGAATGGTTATTTGATGAGATATTACCACCAGTAAAAATTGCAAAGTGGTCAGACTTTGAATACCTTAGAAAGGAAAATAGGTTTGGTGGGTTTAATGGTTTAAAAAACGAGTCTGTAACTTATCACAAATTCTTACCAGTAGGATATGCAGAGAAACCTAGGACACCAATTCCTGGCCATGCTGGAATGGATATGAAAGATGCAGATGGTTATGTTAATTTAGATACATTAATTGATTGGGAAGGTGTGGATAGAAATCAGCAATCTGAAGGTTCATTACTATCAATGTATTATCATGGTGCAAAAGCACATTGGTTGATTCAAAGTATTCAAGAGGAAGGTCTTAGAGCTCCAATTCAAGGATATGTTATAAACAATGGAATCACAGGATTAAATACCGAACCAACATATACATTTAGAATACACCCAGGCTCTATTAGAAGTGGTGTGTTTGAAGAATTGAACAATAATGATATGGAAATCATGGTCTTAGATGATTATGATGTTGTAAAGGTTGAACCTTCAAGCCTAGACCAAGTTCTAGAAATGTGGTATAATAAGTTAAAAAGATTAGATAAAGCATATCATTGCTCATTCACATATGTTGATGGTTGCATTGAATACAATACTGCATTGATGGACTTAGATTTTAGAGATGAAGTGCATGAATTCAACAAACAAGTTTATGAACTTGCAAAAGGTAAACCCCTAACAATCTATATTGGACATGATAGCAGACATGGAGATTTGTCTAAGTGTTCTAAGTTTGCATTGTTAGAAACTATCAAAAGCGGTTTCGGTAATGGATGGATGCATGACCAAGTCAGATGGGAACCCGAAGTTAAAATACTTGACATTGCTGAGATTCCCGAGTATACTAGAGAGTATGCAAATCAAAGTACTGAATTTACATACAGTAGATTCTTAATACCTTACTTAGAGAATTACGAAGGATTTAGTATCTTTATTGATGATGATTTTATCTTTAAGAAAAGTATACTACCAATGTTCTACTATCTAAATCCAAACGATGCTGTTGCATGTATTAAGTATCCACAATACAAACATGATGATACAAAGTTTGATGGTGAAGTAAACATCGACTATCCAAAGAAGCTATGGTCTAGTATGATGGTGTTCAATAACGGACATGAAGATTGTAAGAAGTTGACCCCCGAAGTTGTTAACACATGGACAGGAAAACAATTACATCAATTCGAATGGACAGACAAGATTTCTCCTATACCCGAACACTATATCTTTGTAGAAGGGTATGATAACCACGAAGAGAAGTATGATTATAGTGGTATCCACTATACACGTGGGGGCCCTTGGGTAAAGGGGATGGATTATTCCACCATAAATAATCTAGAGGACTTTTTAAAAGTTAAAAGAAAGTTGCCAATTGGCAATTAATATGTTATAATAGTAACGAGGAACTATAATTATGAATGCATTTATATACGACAGCGATGGTACAATATTTGTCCGTAAACCAAACGGATTAGAGTATAACTACGAAAACGTTGATAAACCTGCTTTTGAGTTTGAATATGATGTTGTCATCTATGATGATATCGAAGTTAAAATTGAACGTTGGGAAGATGGTCTAGGATTCGACCAACAAAAAAAAGTTGCACTCTCAAAAGAAGAGTGTGAAATTATTGAACAATATATTGAGAATAGTGAACCACCTATGGGTCATAGTCTTAATAGTCAAATTGTGGATAACCTATTCAGGCAAGTCGACAAGTATGTTGACGAAGAATGCGCTCAGTACAGATTTAAAGATTTGAGTGAAGCAACCTATGCTGGGAGAGAGGGTTCAAACCATCCCCATAGAAACAATGCAAGAAGAGCCATGGAGTATGCAGACGCAGTCAATTGTGTTTTATTTCAACTTGTTGAAGAAGTTCAATCCACTAGAGAAGATTTTCTTAAAGATTTTGATGCTTACGTAAGTGAGTTACCAAGTCCATACATACCCGAAGATACTAGAGCATAGATTATGTTCGATGATGTAGAGTTAGAGTTCATTAACGAACCCTTTCATATCAAAGATATGCCTTTGAAGAATGTGTATGTCCTTGATAATTATCTATCCACAACAATGCATCATGCTATAGACAAGCAGATTACACGTAAACAATATTGGTCTAAGACAAATCAAGTTGGTAGTGGGAGTCCTACAGGATTGCCTCATCATAGTTTTTGGGGTGCTGGTTTTTTTAGAGGTGAGAACCTAGAACTAGAACACGGTATAGAACCAAGCGATACCTACCTAATGTCTTGGTTTAATAGAAAACTTCAAACAGATTTTGGATTTATGTGGGAAAGATTTCAATACTTTGGATTGAACTCACAGACTCAAGGACTTGAAGGAACCACACATGCAGATTGTGACTCCAATGATAGTTGGAATCTTTCATTTCTATATTATCCAAATAGATTTTGGAATGATTCATGGGGCGGTTCATTAAGACTGTATAATGAAATGCAACAAGGAATCCATGGAAGAGCAAACCACATTAAGAATCACCAAACACAAGAGATATATTTTAAACCGAACAGACTGTTAATGTTTGACGGAAGAATTCCACATGGTGCAGATGCACCATCTCCAAAGGCACGATATATGGATAGACGTTCTTTGGTAATAAGAGGAGATGAAATTAGTATAAAAACTTTATGGGGTGAAGATGCCTACGATTGAATTCACAACTTACGATAAGAGAACCACAGAATTATGGAAACCAGTCTTAGCAAAGAAGGTTGTTCCCGATTGGTGGAAGACTATGAAAGTTCAAGAAGTAGTTCGTGGAAATAAAACACACACCATTAGGTCATGTCCAGCAATGGATGACTGGTTAAAGAGTGGATGGTATATCTGTGCAAAAGCAGATATGAAAGTGATTCTTCCTACCGAGGGTGCAGCTCATGCTATGACAGACCCCGATAACCCATATCATTCCCCGACACATCCAGCAGCTCAAGTAGGTCAGAGTTTTACGTATTTACCGAAAGAAGATGCACCCACCATGGATGCATTCAAAATGAGAAGTCCTTGGAATATTATAACACCGCCTGGCTATTCTTGTCTATACCTAGACCCATTCTTGTTTCAGAATACTCATTTTGCAACATGGCAAGGTATCATAGATACAGATACATTTAATGTTAACATGGATAATTCACAAATCATATTCTATCCTAAGACAAGTAAATCCTTTACAATTAAGGCAGGAACACCATTAGTTCAAGTAATACCTTACAGAAGAGAGACTTGGAATGCATCATATATAACATACGATAATAAATCTTGGCAAGAAAACCGTTCTGTAAGAACCACACATAGAGTGGGTGAAGACGGTGAAAAAATTAAAACTATGGATGAATGGAATAGGTCACCCGAACTTAGAGAAGAGAAAAGACATATAGAAGGAATGGCTGGGGCATACCGAAGAATTAAGTATTGGAATGAAAAGGGTAGAATGTTTAAAGAAGATAATCCACCACCCGAATGTCCTATGCATAATCCCGAAATAGGAGAAGAATCATGAGTGTTAGATTAGCATTCCCCACAGTAATATTTGAAAGAGACCTACTTGATAAAGAAAGGTATGGTAACGGTGCTGTTGACATCGAATATCTTAATTTTCTTAGAGATGAGATGAATGCGTGGAGACAAAGAGACCCAAAGGGGAGACAGATATCAAACAGATACACTGGATGGCAGTCTCACGATGGAATAGAACAGCATCCGTCTTTTGCAAAGATTATTAGATGCATACAAACTGCATTGAGAGAAGAAGTACAATTGTATTTTGGGGTCAACCCCTCTGCAGCTCAGATTTGTATAGACAATACTTGGGCAAACATTAATGATAAAGGGGCATGGAACACACCTCATTTACATAATGGTTGTTGGTATAGTGGAGTGTTTTATGTACATGGTGACGGTGACGAGGGAGACCTCAGTATGATTAATACCGATGCTAAGATAGTTGCAGACCATCCGTCAGTACAAAGACATCAAGAGAGTATAGGATACAAGCCAGAAACTGGGAGACTCGTAATGTTTCCTAGTGGTGCAATGCATATGGTAGAACCTAATCCCACAGACAAAGACCGATACTCAATCTCCTTTAATTGTAGGGTACAATACATTGGTGACTCTGCAGACGCAAGAAAGCCTTGGCAGGAATTACCAGCGGAAGATGAATTTGTTTTCGAATTAGACTCGAAAGGCAACCCCATACTGAACTAGATTTTCTAAATAGTAGTATGGAAATTACTATCACACCTTATATCTTATTCAACATCGTTACGGTGTTCATCATAGTACCTATAGGATTCTTGTTAAGAACGTCTTTAGCAGAAGTTTCGCGTCAAGGTATTCTCCTCAATAAAACACGTGAAGAAATAGCAAAAGATTATGTCACAAGAGAGGAGATAGAACGCGACATGACTAAACTGCTTGACCAAATGAATCGTATTTCGGACAAAATAGACAAACTTACGTCAAAGACTTATTTCCAAGAATAAAAAACGCATAAATAGTATTAAACAGGAAATACTATTATGGCAGAACCCAATTCAAAAGCAACCCTCAAAGAGTATGTCAAGAGAAGACTAGGCGCACCTGTGTTGGAAATCAACGTGGATGATGACCAGTTCGATGACAGAATTGACGAAGGCCTTCAATACTTTAGAGAATACTGCTATGATGGTAGTGTGAAGTGTTTTCTTAAGCACGAACTAACTCAAAATCAGATAGACTCATTCACAACAAACGAATCCCATTCTGCAGCTACAGCAGGTGGACATGTGATAGATGGACAAACTTACAAAGAACAACAGAACTATCTTACCTTACCCGAACATGTACTATCTGTTATAAACATTTTACCATTCAATGATAAATCAAACCTTAATATGTTTGACTTAAGATATCAATTAAGATTGAATGACATGTATGACTTATCTTCAACCAACGTTTTACATTATGAAATGATGCAACAGAACCTTTCAATGATGAATAATATTCTAGTTGGAAGAACACCTTTAAGATACAACATGCATTCTAATAGATTGTATCTAGATTTGGATGCATCCAGTTTGACTGCTGGTGAGTTCTTAATCATTGAATGTTATAGAAAGATTGACCCAACAGACATGACAGACGTATACAATGACATGTGGTTGAAGAAATACTGTACTGCATTAGTTAAGTATCAGTGGGGTGAAAACCTATCAAAGTTTTCGGGAATTGCATTGCCGGGCGGTGTTACATTAGACGCTGCACAGATGAAGTCCGAAGCACAAGAGGAAATTACAAGATTAGAAGAAGAGTCAAGACTGAATTTTGAAATGCCAGTCATGGACTTAATGGGATAAAAACATGCCGACAAATGTATTTTTTAACCATGCAGTTAATACTGAACAGATGTTATATGAAGACATCGTTGTTGAGTCACTTAGGATGTTTGGACACGAGACGTATTATCTACCAAGAGAGATTGTAGAAGAAGACACGATTCTTGGTGAAGATGTGCAGTCTAAATTTGGAGATGCGTACTCAGTAGAGATGTATCTAGAAAATACAGATGGATTTGAAGGTGATGGAGACCTCATGTCCAAGTTCGGTGTACAAGTAAGAGACCAAGCAACATTCGTTATATCCCTAAGAACATGGGAAAGATTCATATCACTAGATTCAAACCTTACAACATCATTGAGACCCAACGAAGGTGATTTAATTTACTTCCCTATGAGTGGTTCAATGTTCGAAATAAAATTCGTAGAACATGAGAATCCATTCTATCAAGTTGGAAAACTGTTTGTATTCAAACTGCAGTGTGAATTATTCGAATACAGTGGAGAAGATTTCGATACTGGAACAGTGGTAGACTTAGTGGAGAACGAACAAGCCTATACTATAGAAATGCAAGTTTCAAATACAAGTGGAGACTTTGTGATTCAAGAGGTTCTTAATTATAGTGGAGCTGCAACAGGTGAAGTCATTGGTTGGACACCTGGCCCAACTGGGAATATCCGTAAACTTACTATCAAAGATGTCACTAGAACACTTGCAGTTGGTGACACCCTAGTTGGTGCATCAAGTGGTAAGACAGTGGTCATAGAATCGATTACAGACGTGCTAACGTTTGCTAATGATGGTGATGCACAGAATAAAGACTTTGAAGACAAGGCAGATGGATACTTAGATTTCTCAGAGACTAACCCATTCGGTGAGGTCACATAATGTTCGGTACCTATTTTTATAATGAAACTTTCAAACGAGCAGTATCCATTTTTGGAACACTGTTCAATAACATTACAATTAAGAAAACCAAATCAGATGGTACAGTTCTAACAGAACAAAAGGTACCAATATCATACGGGCCAAAACAAAAGTTCTTGCAAAGACTAGCAGAAGATGCTGACCTTGGTGATGGTATGAGAACTGCAATTAGTATGCCTAGACTTGCATTCGAACTTACAGGGTTTGAATATGATGCATCTAGACAACAAAATAAACTAATACGACATACTAAATCCGATTTGGAAAGTTCAGATACAGGAAAGAGAGGATTTCAGTATCAACCAGCACCATACAATTTAACATTTAGTCTATCAATTCTTGCAAAGAACATGAATGATGCACTACAAATAGTAGAACAAATACTGCCATATTTCCAACCCGAATATACGGTTACTATGAAGATGATTGATTCTATGACAGACCATAGAGATGTTCCAATTATTCTAAGTTCCGTATCAATGGAAGACCAATACGAAGGTACGTTCGAAGAAAGACGTGTTATAGAATACACATTGGAGTTTCAGATGAAACTGTACTTCTTCGGCCCAGTATATACTGGTGAAATTATTAAGAATGTTATCGAAAGAACATACATATCAGACGGAGTGCAAGGACAAGTTAAGACTGCAAGTGGTCTATTCACTACCAGTGAAATAGAAGACAGTGGATTGGTTAAAGAGGTCAAATCATATGAACCAGCTTTTGCAGCTGTTTCAAATGCAGTATCTTCGTCCACCACAATAACATTCCCAACAGCAATAAATACAAAGATAAGTGTAAACGATGAAGTGTTCGGTACCAATTTAGGAACGAATCCAACTATATCCTCTATTGCTGAGGACAAACAAAGTATTGTAGTATCAAGTGCAGTGACACTAGATGCAAAAACCAATCTTAAGTTTGTTGGTTCGGTCAATCCCGATGACACCTTTGTTGTTGCAGAGACAGTAACGTTTTATGATGATGGTTCTACTAGAAGTTTTGCAGGCGATAGGACTACAGATGCGAGTTAATAATGGCAAAAGATACGATAGATAAACAGTTAGATGATATCCTAGATATCAACACTGAAATCAAACAAGAGGTAGAGATACTTCCTAAACAACTTCCCACTACTAAAGACAGGGGAGAATCCATAGTAAACGATTACAAATATGCTCGTGAAAACTTGTATGGTTTAGTAGAGCGTGGACAAGATGCAATCGATGGTATATTGGATGTTGCAAAAGAAACGGAACATCCACGTGCATACGAGGTTGCTGGGCAGCTTCTGAAAACAGTCGGTGATACTGCAGAAAAACTTTTAGACCTACAGAAGAAAATTAAAGAATTAGAAAAGGACGAAGAAGGTCAGAAAATTGGTACACAACACAATCACCTATACGTAGGTTCAACTTCAGAACTACAAAAGTTTCTAAAAAAGAATAAAGAATAATGGTACAACCAACAAATGAGGGGTACTTAGGTAATAATCTCATCAAGAGAGCTGGGATTGATATCCAGTATACCAAAGAAGAACTTGCAGAATACGTCAAGTGTTCTGAAGACCCTTGTCATTTCATTGAAAACTACACACAGATTATCTCACTAGATGAAGGTATGGTGCCGTTCAAACTCCGTGGTTATCAAGACAAACTTATAAATCACTACAACACCAATCGATTCAATGTAGTTCTTGCATCAAGACAGAGTGGTAAGTCAATCACATCATGTGCATACTTATTGTGGTATCTAGTATTTCATCCCGAGGTTACTGTAGCGGTTCTTGCAAACAAAGGTGCAATTGCAAGAGAGATGATTGCACGTATTGTTACCATGCTAGAATCAGTTCCTTTCTTTTTACAGCCCGGCGTTAAGATTCTTAACAAAGGTTCTATAGAATTTGCAAACGACTCGAAGGTTGTTGCAGCTGCGACATCTTCAAGTTCGATTCGTGGTATGTCTATTAACTTACTATATCTAGATGAGTTTGCATTCGTAGAAGACGCTGCAACTTTCTATACTGCAACATATCCAGTGGTAACATCGGGTAAAGAATCTAAGGTTATCATTACATCTACTGCAAACGGTGTTGGTAATATGTTTCATAAAATATATGAGAGTGCAGTACACGGACAATCAGAGTACAAAGACTTTCTTATTAACTGGTTTGATGTGCCGGGCCGAGATGAGGAATGGAAAGAACAGACTATTGCAAACACATCTGAAGCACAGTTCGAGCAGGAATATGGTAACTCATTCCTAGGAACTGGTAATACTCTTATTAATAGTAACACACTATTAGAAATGAAAGCAGTAGATGGAGAGTATGAGAAAGATGGGTTTGTTATGTATAATAGACCAGCAGAAGGACATGAGTACATATGTACAGTTGATGTTGCCAAGGGTAGAGGTATGGATTGGTCTACATTTACTATCTTCGATGTGTCCACACAACCCTTTAAACAGGTTGCTGTATATCGAGATAACATGATAAGTCCCCTTCTCTTCCCCGATATTATAAATAAGTTTGTAACACCTTATAATAAACCAATTGTTATAATTGAGAATAATAATGAAGGTGCTATGGTGGCAAACCAATTACACTATGATATAGAATACGAGAACGTCTTTACTCAAGGTTTTGCAAAAGCAGAAGACATCGGAGTTACGATGTCGAGAAAGATTAAACGAATCGGTTGTTCTACAATGAAAGAGTTGTTAGAAGAACATAGATTAGAACTCGTAGATAGACCTACTATCACCGAGCTTATGACCTTCATAAATAAAGGTACTAGTTTTGAAGCTGATAGAGGATATCACGATGACATGGTAATGAATGTTGTCATGTTTAGTTGGTTTATCACCACAGAATATTTTTATCACTTAACAGACACACAAGTTAAAGACTTGTTGTATGCAGAACAACAGAAGATTATTCAAGATGACTTGCTTCCAGCAGGTGTATTTGGAGAACCGACTGAACAAGCTGCATCGTTTGTAGATAATCAAGGTGATAGATGGTATCACAAAAACATGTAGTAATAGTAATAATGCTATTAGTAGGAAATTAAAAGTTATAAATAAAACAGTAAACAACTTTTTACATTAACAGGAGAAAAAGTATGGCATTTCAAGTATCACCAGGCGTACAGGTCAAAGAGGTTGACCTTACAAATGTTGTACCAGCAGTATCAAGCACAAGTGGTGCTTTCGCTGGTTCATTCCAATGGGGCCCTGTTGATGAAGTAAAGACAGTTTCAGACGCAAAGGGTTTAGTCGATGAGTTTTCAGAACCAGCTAATACTAACGCTGGAGCAGAAGACTTCTATTCAGCAGAAGCATTTTTAAGATATGGTTCATCATTAAGAGTAGTAAGAGTTAACTCAACAGGTTTGTTTAGTGCAAACAGTGGTGGGTCAAGTTCTTCACTTCTAAAAAATCACGATGAATATGTTCAATCATATGAGAGTGGAGCTCTCGTTGGTACAGTAGGACAGTGGACATCTAGATGTGCTGGTTCTTTAGGTAATTCACTTAAAGTTTCAGTATGTGCTTCATCCGATGCATATTACAATGATGCAGCGACTACAACTAGTGGAGAGGAAGCAGCTGGTCAAACAGTTATCACTCTTGCAACTGGTGGTGGTGCATTATGTAAAGTAAGAGACATCGTCACATTCGGTGCAATCACACAACAGTACAGAGTTACAGCAATCAACTCAGACAACATCACAGTCGAAGCAATAGGTCAACCAACAGGTTCGGGTCTAATTGCTACAGTGGCAAGTGGAACAGCAGTTAATAGATACTGGGAATTCTACTCATCTTTCGACAAAGCTCCAGGCAAGAGTGCATCTGCACTTGCAGCTGGTGGTTCAAATGACGAAATACACGTAGTAGTTGCTGATGAAGATGGAACAATCACTGGAATACCTCACAGCATTTTAGAAACATATGCATTCGTGTCAATGGCATCAGATGCTAAAGACGCATCAGGCCAATCAAATTATTACAAAAAAGTAATTGGTAACAAATCAGAATGGGTATATTGGAGTGGACATAACACTGCAATGATTACTCCAGCAAACCAAGACAGAACTCACTTGGCATCTGCTACAACATCATTCTTGTTTCCAACATTACCAATGACAGCATCCCTAGCAAATGGTGCAGATGGAAGAACTCCAACTGCAGCTCAGAAGTACGGTGCATGGGAAGACCATTTCAAAGATGGGGATTTACATGACATCTCATTCTTGATTGTTGGTTCAACAAGATGTGATAACGGTAGTGGTACAGACCAAGATACAATTGCAGACTGGACAACACTTGCTAACCAAGCAGTATTAGTTGCAGAAAATAGAAAGGATTGTATTGCAATCGTTTCTCCAAGACGTGCAGACGTTGTTGGTGTTACTTCAGAGTCAACACAAGCATCTAACGTTATTACAACTGCAAGTACAATGTCTTCAAGTTCATATGCCGTAATCGACAGCGGTTGGACATACCAGTATGACCGATTCAATGATAAGTACTGTTACGTACCAGCTAATGGTCACACAGCAGGCATCATGGCAAGGTCAGACCTTCTTAGAGATGCATGGTTCTCACCAGCAGGATTCTCTAGAGGACAATACCTAGGTATCACAAAACTTGCATTCAATCCTTCACAATCATCAAGAGATGACTTGTACAGAGCAAGAGTCAACCCAGTAGTAACATTCCCAGGCCAAGGTACAATCCTTTATGGTGATAAGACTGCATTAACAAGTCCTTCTGCATTCGACAGAATCAATGTAAGAAGATTGTTCATCGTCCTAGAAAAGGCAATATCAACTGCAGCTAAATCACAACTCTTTGAATTCAACGATGCATTCACAAGAGCTCAATTCAGAGCAGCTGTTGAACCTTTCTTAAGAGATGTTAAAAACAGAAGAGGACTAGTAGATTTCTCAGTAGTTTGTGACGAAACAAACAACACTGATTCAGTCATCGATAGAAACGAATTTGTATGTTCTATCTTTGTGAAACCTTCTAGAAGTATTAACTTTATCACTCTTAACTTCGTGGCTGCAAGGTCGGGGGTTGAGTTTAGTGAAATATATGGTGCAGTTTAAGGAGATAAAACATGGCAACAATAGACCAATTTAAAGCACAACTAGTCGGTGGTGGCCCAAGAGCTAACCGATTTAGAGTATTCCTACCTAGAGCTGGTAACAATATCGAGTTCATGTGTAAGGGTGCAAACATCCCAGCAGGAACTTTAGGCGAAGTCATCATTCCTTTCAGAGGACATAACCTTAAACTAGCAGGAGAACGTACTTTTGCAGACTGGTCAATAACCATCATCAATGACATGGAATTTTCAGCAAGAACTGCTCTAGAAGCATGGCAGACTGAAATTCAAGCAATGGACAGTGGTGAAGGTGCTACAACAACGGACTACTTATTAAGTAGAGCGTTTGTAGAACAGTTAAACAAAGACGACTCTGTACTAGCGAGATATGAGTTCTTCAACATGTTCCCTAAAAACATCGGTGAAATAACATTAGGTTATGACACAGTAGATGCAGTAGAGGAATTTACAGTTGATTTAACCTTCTCTCACTGGGAAAGAGTTCTTTAAGAACAGTGAATAACACCACTTTTAGGTGGTATAAATAATAGTATGGAATTTTTAGGATTTGAAATATCCCGTAAAAAGGATGAACTAAGAGCGAAGGAGTTGCCGAAGGCACCTTCTTTCGTTCCACCAGTTGACGATGACGGTACGCCCGTCATTCAACAACAAAGTGGTTTCGTGGGTGGTGGAGCATACGGTGCTTACATCGACATGGAAGGTGGTATCAAGAATGAGGCAGAACTCATTCGTAGATATCGTGAAGTATCTTTGGTGCCAGAATGTGATTCTGCAATCGAAGATATAGTTAATGAGTGTATCACATCGGATAGTTCTGATAGGATAGTCACACTCGACCTCAGAGATGTTAAACTCTCTGATAGTATCAAAACAAAGATACAAAACGAGTTTTACAACATCCTATCAATGATGAAGTTCAATCAGAACTCTCATGAAATTTTCCGAAAATGGTACGTAGATGGAAGGGTATACTTCCATAAGGTCGTTGACGCTAAAAAACCTAAAGGTGGTATAGTAGACCTAAGAAACATTGACCCTATTAAAATTAAGAAGGTCAGAAACATTGAGAAAGAAAGAGACCCCAAGACTAAGGTCGAAAGGATTTCAGCGATAGAAGAGTTTTTCGTTTTCAATGATAAGGGTTTTGATAAATCCAGTGCAGCGGAAGGAAACACTGTACGAATTGCACCCGAGGCAGTTACTTATACGACTTCGGGATTACTTGACTACACTAAGAATGTAGTCATCGGGTATCTGCACAAGGCATTGAAGACTGCAAATCAGTTATCAATGATGGAAGATGCACTTGTTATCTATAGGATATCAAGAGCTCCCGAAAGAAGAATATTCTACATTGACGTAGGTAACCTTCCGAAAGCAAAAGCAGAACAGTATCTTGCTGATGTAATGAACCGATACAAGAACAAGTTGGTTTACAATGCAGATACAGGTGAAATCAAAGATGATAGAAAACATATGAGTATGTTGGAAGATTTTTGGTTGCCTAGAAGAGAAGGTGGTAGAGGAACAGAGATTACTACATTGCCAGGCGGACAAAACCTAGCAGATATAGATGATATCGAATACTTCAAGAAGAAGTTATATCAGTCTCTAAATGTACCTTCATCTAGAATGGAAGCAGACAATGGGTTTAACATGGGTCGTGCTTCAGAGATTTCTAGAGATGAACTTAAGTTTAATAAGTTCACAAACAGACTTCAGAAGAAGTTTGGAAGAGTTTTTACAGATATTCTTAAGACACAATTAGTACTTAAGGAAATTGTAACAGGAGAAGAGTTCGATAAATTCAAGGACTTTCTCTTGTATGATTATGCAACCGACAACCATTTTACAGAGTTGAAGGATGCAGAGATTTTAAGAGAGAGACTAGATACTCTCTCACAGGCAGCTGACTATGTTGGTAAATACTATTCAGACGAGTATGTTAGAAAGTATATACTGAGACAGACAGAAGAAGATATCCGTATCATTGACCAACAGATTAAAGATGAAGGTGGCAATGAAGAGGGTGGTAACGAAGACGATGACGACTTCGGTGGTTTTTAGGAGTAAATTATGAGTAGTGAAATATCAAAACAAATCGTTGACCAAATAGAAGCAGGTCAACTTGAAGCTGCAAAAGGTTCTATCGGTGATGGAATTAAGAAAGCAGCTGCAGATGCAGTAGACATGAAGAGAGTTAATGCTCAAGTCGACTGGATGGATACACCACAGGAACCTACAGGAGAGTAAGGTGAAGTCATTTAGAACAGTACAATCTGAGTTGAACGAGGCAAAACTAAAATTGCCTAGTGGTTCAAAGGAGCTCAAGGTTGATGTTTTAAAGATTGGTGGAAAGAAAGTTTCAGTTTCTTTTGTACAGAACAAAAGAAATAAAGTAGATGTTTATATGGATGGGAATTTGTTTAGTGGTGATTCACCTTACAAAGATTTGAAATCTGCTGAAAAAGAGATGAAAGACATTAGAAAGATTATGTCAAACATGTCTGAAGAAGGAATAAACATAGAGGAAATAATACATGAAATTAATATCAGAGTATAACGATTATCAAATGACACCAGTTGTCATCGAAGAAAACGCAAAGGGACAGAAGGAATACTTCATCGAAGGTGTTTTCATGCAGTCTGAAATTAAGAACCGTAACGGACGTGTATATCCTAAAGAGATAATGGAAAAAGAAGTAAACCGTTACAGAAAAGAATTCGTTGAGAAAGATAGAGCATTTGGAGAACTCGGACATCCCGAGGGCCCGACTATTAATCTTGACAAAGTGTCACACTTAATCACATCTTTAGAAGAAGATGGTAACAATTATGTGGGACGTGCAAAGATTTTGAGCACACCAAACGGTCAAATCGTAAGAAATTTGATTGATGACGGTGCCAAACTAGGAGTATCATCTAGAGGATTAGGTTCCTTGGAAGAAAAAGGTGGAGCTCAATACGTAAAAGGGGACTTTCAATTAGCAACAGCAGCCGATATAGTTGCAGACCCTTCTGCACCCGAGGCCTTCGTTGAAGGTATATACGAAGGTGTAGAGTGGATTATGTCTAATGGTATATTGAAAGCAGTTGATTCAGAGAAGATGCGAACCGAATTAAGGGGTGCTAAACTGAATAAATTGGAAGAAACCAAGTTAAATCTATGGAAAAGGTTTGTTGAAAGCCTATAACATATAAATAAAAAAGTAAACTCAAACAGGAGAAAAACATGGCAGAGTTAGAAAATAACCTAGAAAGTACAGAAGTAGAAGTTTCTGAAGAGAAGCAACCTACAGATGGTGCTCAAAAAGGTGACGCGAAACCTGTTAAGCAAGGTTCATCAGATGCCGAGAAAATCGAAAGCGGTAAAGCTGAAGTCGTCAAACCCGAAGAAAATCCTGTTGACAAAGCAGTTGATGCACAGAAGAAAGCAGAAAATGTGAAACCAGTTAGTGGTGATGCACATCAAAAGAATGCTGGAAAAGGTGACAGTCAACCTAAACTTGCAAAAGTTTCAGAAGAAGAAGAGTCTAAAGATGTTGTTAAGGCAACAAAAATGGAATCAATCAAAGCTATCGTCAACAACATGAAGGAAATGACTAAGGAAGAACTTCAAAGTAGATTCAGTTCTATATCAGAAGACGAAGTTGACGAGACCTTGACTAAAGCAGAAGTAGCTAGAAAAATTGTAGAATCACTAAAGTCTATGGACGAAGAAGCAGTTGCAGAACTTGCTGAAAAGTGGTCTGAAAAAGAAGAAGAGGAAGAAGAAGTCAAAGAGGAAATCGTTGACGAAGAAACTTCTGCAGAGCTCGAAGCAAACCTAGTCGAGATTGAAGTAGAAGACGACCTATCTAAAATCTCTGAAGCACTAGACCTTTCGGAAGAAAGTGCTGAGAAAGCAAGAACTATCTTCAAGGCTGCAGTCTCATCTAAAATAGAAGAGATTAAAGAGTCTTTAGAAACCCAATATTCAGAAGAATTAAAATCCTCAGTGGAAAAAGTCAAAGCTGACCTTGCGGAAGGCGTTGACAAATATCTTTCATATGTTGCAGACGAGTGGACGAAAGAAAACGAACTTGCAATAGAAAGAGGATTGAGAGCAGAGATGACAGAGAACTTCATCGATGGTTTGAAAACATTGTTCACAGAACACTATGTTGACGTGCCAGAAGATAAGTACAACGTTATCGATGAACTCGCAAATCGTCTCGATGAGATGGAGCAAAAGCTTGATGGTGAAGTCAGTAAAAATATTGATGTCACAGAAGAGTTAGATGCCCTCAAGAGAAGTAACGTGGTTAAGGCAGCTGGTGACAGTTTGTCCGAGTCACAAAAAGAGAAGCTAGAATCATTATCTAATGGTGTAGACTTCAAAGATGAAGCAGACTTCGCTGAGAAGATTGCAGAAATCGCTGAAGCTTACTTTCCAAAAGAGAGTGATAAACTAGTTGAGGATACTATTGTAGAAGAAGGAACAGGGGAACTTTCTGAAAAGAAAGAACCACTACTTGCTCCCGACATGCAACAGTACACTCAAGCAATAACTAAACTAAAACCATTAGGTTAAATTTAAAGGAAAAATAAAATGTTTTTATCAGAAAACTTACAAGAAAAGTGGGAGCCAATTCTAGAACACTCCGATTTGCCAAAAATCGAAGACAACTACAAGCGTGCTGTTACTGCTGTTATTCTTGAAAACCAAGAGAAGGCCCTTTTCGAAGAGCAAGGAAACTTGGAAGAAGCAGCACCTTTAAATGCTACTGGAAGCGCGGTTGCAAACTGGAATCCTATTTTGATTTCATTAGTAAGACGTGCTATGCCAAATCTCGTTGCATACGACATTTGTGGTGTTCAACCAATGACAGGCCCAACTGGACTTATCTTTGCTATGAAAGCAAGATATAACGATGATACTGACGCCGATAGAGCTGCAAAATCAGAAGCACTTCATAACGAAGCAAGAACTGATTACTCTGCATCTCCTCAAGGAACAGGTACTTCACTAGGTTCAGACCCAATAGGTGACCCTTTCGACACATCATCTCCTTCATACGCATCCACTACAAGTGGTGGTATGAGTACTGCTTCTGCTGAAGCATTAGGTGATGCAGCAGGAAATCACTTTGCAGAGATGGCATTCTCAATCGAGAAAGCTACTGTCACTGCTAAATCCAGAGCATTAAAAGCTGAGTACACACTCGAACTTGCACAAGACCTCAAAGCAATCCACGGTCTTGACGCAGAATCAGAACTTGCAAATATTCTTTCATCAGAAATTCTTGCAGAAATCAACCGTGAAGTTATCAGAAATGTTAACTTACAAGCAAAAACTGGTGCAGCTTCAACAGCTTCAGCAGGTACTTTCAACTTAGATGTTGATGCTAACGGTAGATGGTCTGTTGAGAAATTCAAAGGATTATTGTTCCAAATCGAAAGAGAATCAAACTTCATCGCTAAAGATACAAGAAGAGGAAAAGGTAACTTTATCCTTTGTTCAAGTGATGTAGCTTCTGCTCTTTCAATGGCAGGTGTATTAGATTACACTCCTGCTCTTAACACAAACTTAAACGTTGACGATACTGGTAATACTTTTGCTGGTCTTCTAAACGGAAGAGTTAAAGTATATGTTGACCCATATGCTGGTGTTGACTACTTAACAGTAGGTTATAGAGGAACTAACCCTTATGATGCTGGTCTTTTCTATTGCCCATACGTTCCATTACAAATGGTTCGTGCAGTAGGTGAGAACACATTCCAACCAAAAATCGGTTTCAAAACTAGATATGGTATGGTTTCAAATCCATTCGTAGGTAATGTACCTGCTGACGGACTTGCATCCAATGGAACTAACCAGTACTACAGAAAGATGGCAGTGTCTAACATTCTGTAAGGAACTTAGGTTCTCATTCCTTAATTGGAATACTAAAACCCCTCTCACGAGGGGTTTTTTTTGGCGATAAATACCTGTATGAAGATGATTAAGTATGGTGAGGGGTTGGAAGGTTTCTTTAAATGGAAGAATCCAATCACAGATGACGAACACACAATGTACCTTCCAACGGAAGCACGAGTTAAAAAGGTTATCGATTGTAAAGGTGAAGATTGGTTTGATGGGAAGACTATCCTAGAACTAGGAACTGCACATGGACTAATTGGTAGACACTTTGAAAAGTTAGGTGCAACTGTATCCTATGCAGATGCAAGACAGGAATTATTAGATTCAATAGACACAGACTCAGAGAAGTTATGTATCAATCATAATGAAGAATGGTCGTTCAGAAGAAAGTGGGATTTGATTATTCACTTTGGTACTCTGTATCACGTTAAAAATATCTACGATGATTTGAGAAGAGCATTTAATCATACTGATGAAATGTTTTTAGAGACTGCAGTCAATACATTACCAATGCCGGCACCATGGTTTAGACAAGAAAAGATGTCTGCTGTACATGGAGCTCCAGGCGAAGCAAAGAAGAGAAATTGTAGAGTCTTTAATGGGTTCGACCAGTGGGAAGCTTCATTTAATGATACACATGTAGAAGAATACTTAGATGAGATAGGTAAGATATACGCAAGATATGATGATGAAGATTTGGATAATGACTTTGGTATAATCATACCTAACGAAGTCTATAGAAGAGACGTATACAGTTGGACACTGGAAGATGTGCATCCTAAGAATCCAAATAAGGCATGTAAGTTTGCATCAATACCACCAAATTATGTTCACTTCCGTAGGTTCTGGCATATCAAAACACCTAAATAAGTATATACGGAGAACAATATGTCAAATTATGAAAAGAGTGTACAAGTTTTAGAGGGCCCATGGGAAGCAAAAACATTTCCACAAGGTCGAGAGAACACAAATGTAATCTCTAGAAAAACTGTAACCACTTATATCCAAGAAGGATATCTATGTGAAGAAACTACAACAAGAGAGTATAGGGGTGACGATTATCACGACATCACTACTAACAAACGGATAACAAGAGTCCATGGGTGATATCAACAAATCTCTTCTCAATAAGAACAACTTTAGACTTCTTATTGATAGGATACCAACTGCAGAATACTTTGTCAAGAAGTGTAATATTCCAGGCGTGTCATTCTCAGAATTAGCACACGGTGCTGGGGTTGGGTTGGATGCATATTTTCCAGGCGACAAAGTTACATTTGAAAATCTATCTGTAGACTTCTTGGTGGATGAAGACCTAGAGAACTTCAAAGAAGTGTACGAATGGATGAATGCAATTGTACCAATTAAAGACCCTAAAGATTATGAGACCTATGTTGGTACCAGTAGAAATCTAATAGGAACGTCTTCGGATAAGGGAGATGCAGGCTCAGAAGTATCTGATATCACTCTTATTACAACAACAAACAAAAACATACCCAATAGATACTTTAGATTCCATGACTGCTTTCCAATCGGTCTAAGTGGATTAGAGTTTGAATCGGGTGCAGATGGTGAATCTGTGGTTGCAACTATTGAGTTTAAATTTACTTACTACGACATAGAAACCACTAGTTAGATTCACGTTTTCGTGATATAATATTATTATGACTTTAGAAGAATTGAAAGCCCAGTGGGCAAGTGACTGTGAAATAGATGACATTGAATTGGATACTGCATCCTTAGAAGTACCTAAGCTTCATGCAAAATACCAAGACTTACTCACTACTAAAATACTAGTTCACAAAAGATACCAAGAACAATACAATACTTTACTTAAAGATAAGTGGTTGTGGTTCAATGGTAAAATGGATGATGATAGAATAAAGGAACTAGGTTGGAACCCCGACCCATTCGATGGTCTTAAAATTATGAAGAATGATATGAACATCTTTTTCAATGCCGATACAGATTTACAACAACTCAATGCAAAGATTGAGTATCTAAAAGTTACTGTAGACTTCCTTAAAGAATGTATGCAGAACATCACATGGAGACACCAAACAATCAAGAACACGATTGATTGGAGAAAATTCATGGCAGGTCAATAATGAATTTACGTAACTACCTATTCACATACCCTTCACTTTTAACTTCAGATGAAGTTGAATTTATTAATGGTAAAGCTGCAGAATTCGATTTAGAGGAAGGTGCAGTAGGGCAAGGTGGAAGAGTAGGATTAGACCCCGATGCTGAGGTAATCAATAAAAGAGCCAATGGAGCAGGTGGTAAAGTCGTTGATAACATAAGAGCATCAGATATTAGATGGTTACATGGAGACCATGGAAAGCTTCTAGGAGACGTTTGGACAAGGATAGAACAAGCTGTTACTATGGGTTCTAAACAGAGTGGATGGAATGTCGACATAGAATATGCTGAACCACTTCAACATACAACATATCATGCACAACAAGGTGAACGTGGTGGGTTTTACACATGGCATCAAGATGCTGGTGACGTACCGTATGAAAACAATGGTATGATTAGAAAGTTAAGTATGTCCATACAATTGACAGACCCCGATGAATACGAGGGTGGTAACTTTCAATGGATAGAAGATGTTCGTTCAAAGGACACACTTACTTCAAAAGATTACACTAGAGACATGAGGGATTACTACCGTCAGATTCCTAACTCTGCAAAACAAAAGGGGTCATTATTATTGTTCCCATCTTTTGTACACCATCAAGTGACGCCTGTCACCAGTGGAACCCGAACCAGTTTAGTTGGCTGGTTTTGTGGACATCCTTACAGATAAAATGAAAGTCACAGTATCAAAGGTGGACGAATGTTTCATGAGGGTAGACTGTGATGATGGTCTAGCCAAAGACCTTCACGACTATTTTTCCTTTGCTGTACCGAACGCAAAGTTCATGCCAAGTTATAAAAACAAATGGTGGGACGGTAAAGTATATCTTTTCTCAATCAAAACACACAAGATTTATATTGGGTTACTTCCATACGTAGATGAGTTCTGCAGAGAACGAGGTTACGAGTTTGAAGGTATTCAAGATGTTATTGGTAAGAAGGAAAGAAACAACGGGCCGATATCAATAGAAGATTGGATTAGTATATTAGACCTTCCATTTGCACCAAGAGATTACCAGTTAGAAGCCTTTAAAACTGCAGTTCAATATGGTAGGCAACTATTATTATCACCCACTGCAAGTGGTAAGTCTCTAATCATTTATTTACTTGCAAGATACTATGACTCTAAGACAGTCATCATCGTACCCACCACATCATTAGTGGAACAGATGACTAAGGATTTTAAAGACTACGGATACAAAGACCCTATCTGTAAAATCTATCATGGTCAAGAAGTTTTCGATGCACCAATCACAGTTACCACATGGCAGTCATTCAGTAAAGCACCAAAGGAAGTAATGCAATCATTCGATGTTGTAATAGGAGACGAAGCTCATCTATTCAAAGCAAATGTACTGAAAGGTATACTTGAAAAGATGAAGACTACTGCTGTACGTATTGGATGTACTGGTACACTGGACGGAACAGAAGTACACAGACTACAACTAGAAGGTTTATTCGGCCCTGTCAAAAAGGTCATAAGCACAAAGGAGTTGATGGATTCGGGAACGATTGCAAATTTAAAAATAGAATGTGTCATACTTCGTCATACTAAACAGAAAAAAATGTCATACCAAGATGAGATGGATTATCTAGTATCACACCAAGAAAGAAATCATTTCATAACTAATCTTGTGGGGTCACTGAAAGGTAATACCCTAGTACTATTTCAATACATTGAGAAACATGGACAACCACTATGGGAAATGTTCAACCCCATGGTCACACGAAGAAAGGGAACGCTCCACTATGTCAATGGTGGGACAGATGTAGAAGACCGAGAAGCAGTTAGAGAAATAGTAGAGAGAAGTGACAATAACGTCATACTAGCATCATACGGAACTTTCTCTACAGGTGTTAACATCAAACGAATAGACAATATTGTCTTCGCATCCCCAAGTAAAAGTCGAATCAGAAACCTTCAATCTATAGGTAGAGGACTTCGTAAGGCTGACGGTAAAACAGAGATGAGGTTATTTGATATATCAGATGACTTACAATGTAACAATCATACTCTCAATCACCTTAA